CCATCACAAGCAGAAGGCTCTCTGCAATCATCTCCAAGATTTTACTGTATGAGGTCACAGTTATGCTGTTCTATCTGATTGATTATTTCTTAGTCAATGATATAGTTCAATCATTCTTCAGCATAGAGATGCTTACTACTAAAATATTATCGTTAACTTTAGTGTCAATTGAAGTCATTAGTATTAACGAGAACTATCGTGCTGTACGGCAAATCGACCTTTGGGAATCACTTAAAAACCTATTTGCAAGAGCTAAAGAAGTGACTCAAGAGTTTAAAAACATTAATGAGAAAGATAGATAAAATCATTGTCCATTGCACCGCTACCCCTGAAGGCAGACATCATGACGTTGATGATGTAAGGAGGTGGCATTTGGCAAGAGGATTCAATGACATCGGTTATCATTACTTAATACACTTGGATGGAACTATCGAACCAGGTCGTAATGTAAAGCTTGTCGGCGCTCATTGTGCTTATCAGAATAGAGGCAGCATTGGGATTGCCTATGTGGGAGGAATGACTAAAGACATGAAGCATCCTAAAGATACAAGAACAAAGGAGCAGAAAGACTCATTGATTAAATTGATACAGGACTTGATATATATTCATAACCCAAACATGACAATCCATGCTCATTACGAATTCGCCAATAAAGCCTGTCCATGTTTCAATATTGAAGAATATGCGCATATATAGTTTATTTTTGATTGTAGGGCTTTTTTCTTGCTCTGCTAAGTATCACTATAACAAAGCTATCAAACGTGGCTTAGAAGTGCTTAAAACAAGCGACACGATAAGAATAGCCACATTAGATTCTATACCTGTAATCAAACACGATACAATTGTGTATGAGCATTTTTATAGTCAAAAGGATACTGTGGTTTTTTATAAGACTGTTTATGTGCCTAAAACAAGATTAGAAACAAGGATTGAATACAAGCTCAAAAGGGATACTATCAGAATGATAACAAGAGTGGAAGTTCAAAAGGCAAAGGCAAGTAAAAAGCCTAACTATCTTTGGATGATTATTGGGATCCTGTTTTTAGGTATTATTTTATTTGTGGCTGGAAAATTAGCAAACAAATATTTATGAGTAACAATAGATATAGATTAAGCCCTGATGAGCAAAAGATATTATTTGAATATAGAGGTATCAAAGAATCATCTAAAGCTGCTGGAGTTGATGTCAAAGATGTCAAGCATGGATGGTTAAAAACCAAAAAAGCAAGTTTATTTTTTCAGAATCCACAGTACAAAGCCAAGAATTTACAGGAATTAGAACAGCTCCAAAAGGAAATAGTCAAAGAATTAAAGGAATATGCACCCAAATATCCTGTCTTAAAAAGAAATAAATTAAAGGATGGGCATCTTTTAGTAGTGGATCCAGCAGATATCCACATTGGAAAGCTGTCTGAAGCCTTTGAAACAGGAGAGGAGTACAATAATCAGATAGCTGTACAGCGTGTTAGGGAGGGTGTACAAGGCATTTTAGACAAGGCTCAAGGGTTTCATATAGATAAGGTTTTATTCATTGGGGGGAATGATATTCTTCACATCGATAATCCCAAAAGAACAACCACAAAATCAACTCCACAGGATACCGATGGTATGTGGTACAGCAATTTCCTACTTGCAAAGAAGCTTTATGTTGAGATATTAGAGAAGCTCATCACAGTTGCTGATGTTCATTTCACTTTTAATCCATCAAATCACGATTACATGAGTGGCTTCTTTTTGGCAGACGTCATAAAGACTTGGTTTATGCACAACAAGAATATCAGTTTTGATTGCAGTATATCTCACAGGAAAGGATATCAGTATGGATCCAATCTCATAGGTACTACTCATGGAGATGGTGCTAAAGTCCAGGACTTACCTTTGTTAATGGCTCAAGAATATCCAATTGAATGGAGCAAGACAAAGCATAGATATGTATATACCCATCATGTGCATCACAAAGTTCAAAAAGACTACGTCGGAGTCACTGTTGAGAGCCTACGTTCTCCATCAGGAACGGATTCTTGGCATCACATTAAGGGATATCAACATGCTCCTAAAGCTGTAGAGGGCTTTATTCATCATAAAGAGCATGGTCAGATAGCAAGGCTCACGCATATTTTTTAGTAAAAAGTTTGGAATTTATAATTTTTTTTATAGATTTGACTCATTACTAACAATTAACATCACATCATGAAAGACAATTTATCACGAGTTGAACTCGCTGAAATGCTCCTACAATTAGAGGAGCAAAAGGAAAACAATCACAAACTTATTCAAATGCTTGAGGACTCCCTTAATGGAATGGGAGGAACTATGAGAGAGAATAGGGTTATTTGGAAGCAAGAGATAGCTGAATTAAAAGAAGTTATGAGAGAGCAAGAGGAAATCAGAAAGAAATTGCTGTTCTCTTATGTTGAACAAACTATATCAATGGATGATGTAGCAAAACAATTAAATAAATAGATTATGAACAAACAAGAAAGGAAAGAAGCAAAAAGAGAACTACTGACAGCAGCAATATTCATTTGGTCAGTTTTTATAGGATACTATTTTATTATAAACTTAATAACTGTTTAAGCTATGGAAAGTGAAGAAATAAGAAAGAGAATGAATGACATCAATACATTTATGAGTACAACAACAAATGAAACATATTTTGTTGGAACTGATGAGCATGGCAAAGAATTCAATATTGTATTTAACACAATTGAATTATTGGAGTGGCTGGATATTGATTACATGAAAGAAAGAACCAAGAAATACATTGATAACTTATAAGATATGGCACATATAGTTAAGGCAGAGGCATGGGATAATTTTAATGCATCCCTATATGCCAAAAGAATAGAAAGCAATGATGTATTCCAATCTTTGTATCAAATAACATACAATTATTTTAAGAATAGTAGGGAGATGAATAATCCTATCCAGGCTGTTGAATATGTTGTGGCTTATGATAAAGATGAAGCTATCAAAACATGGGGGAAATGGAAAGGGTTAATTAATAAAATTGACAAAATCAACCCATGAGAAGAATAATTGAATATATTTATGCAACAATTATCTGCTGGGTTTATAGAGGCATGGAATAATATCATCAAATTAAAATAAAAAAATGTATATTTGTGGCTATACAAAATGTTTATTGTTTATTTATCACGATGCGTGAGTAGGGCAGCCACAGCCTGAAAGCGTATCGTTTTTTTTTTATACAAAATTATGGCAAAAGACAAGAGGAGTTTTATACTTTACATGGATCAAAGAGGAATATTTGACAAATTAAATGATGAACAGGCTGGGAAATTAATCAAACACATCTATTCTTATTGTGCAGATGAGGATCCTGAGGCTGAATTTATTATTGATATTGCCTTTGAAGGTATCAAGCAAAGTCTTAAAAGAGATTTAAAGAAATACAATGTATACATTGACAAGCAAAGAGAGAATGGAAAGAAGGGAGGCAGACCAAAGAAAACCCAAAAAACCCAAGCCTTTTTAGAGAAACCCAAAAAAGCTGATAGTGTAAGTGTTAGTGAAAGAGAATATAATAAAGATATATACAGGAGCTTTGCTCATCTATATTTGTCAGTTTCTAATTATCAGAAGTTAAACTCCCTTTACAGCAAGGAGCAGATTGATGAAACTTTGGATGCCATAGAGAACTTCAAACAAAACACTAAATACAAATCATTATATTTGACTGCAAAGAATTGGCTCAAGAGATTGCCAAAGAATGAAAAGGAAGATAAACTAACAAAACAAGCAAAGGAATTGGGATATGTTAAGTAAAGGGCAACAAGCAAAGTATTTATTGGATTATAGATTTGGCAGAATCAAACAAGGATTGGAGATAGGATGTGACCTGGATGACTTTATTGTCTTTAAGCAGAGGCAGCTCAACATCATTCTTGGTCATGACAATGTAGGCAAATCCTATTGGATCTTTTGGTATTTCCTTTGCGTAGCTTTAAGGCACAATAAGAAGTTTTGTCTATGGGCTGGAGAGAATCAATATGGTCAAATCATGAGAGACTTGATTCAGATGTATAAAGGCAAACCATTTCTTGAGCTTGAGGAGCAAGAGATTATAAACTGCTCTGCATTCCTGGAGCAGTATTTTGACTTTATAGATAACAGCAGACAGTACACCCCTCAAGAATTACTGAAAGAATTTGAGAAGTCAT